TCTTTTAATTCTGCAAAATGATTATCATATAAGAAATCATATTGAATATGATCACTCATTTGATCCCAATCTTCTGGAGAAACAACATTTTTCAAAAGAAGTTGAGTGCGAAGAATGTCATTAAATAAATTTGAAAATCTTTTTCTCAATCTTCCTACAAATTTAGAAAACATTAGTTCATCACGCAGAATCTCTGATGATCTTCCAAGATTAAATCCATCACCACCACCAGCAATTCTTGTTTCTGGAACTCCAAGTGCTCTATAAAGTTTCTTTTGAAAATACTCAATATCCGAAAGTTCTCCAAGATTTTGACCACCAGGTAGAGTTGTAATTTCAGTTCCTCTACCACCTTCTCTACGAGGTAACCAAAAGTCTTCCAACATACTCATGAATTTACGATCATCACGAACTTCACCAGTATTTGCATCGTAAACAAGTTTATTCCTGTAACGGGACATAACCTCTTTAAGGTATTGTTCTGCCTTTACTTTAGGAAGATTACCAACATCAATGTAAAAAATTCTACGTTCTGGAGCACGGGATAATCTATAGATGACGAGAGAATCTTCAATCATTCTCAACTGGTTGAGTGCCTTAATTGCTTTATGAAGATATGAAAGAACGGTTCCTTTATTTCTATCTACCAATCCTGAAGTGCAATAAGATACTGAATCTTTTGCAATTTTAATTCCTTTTTTCGATCCACCGCTAATTGTTCCTGTTGGAAAATTAGGCATTGGAGTATATACAAAATATTCTTCAATTTCTGGAAAATTATTTTCATCTGTATCATTTCCAGATCTTAAATTTAAATTACGATATCCATTCAATCCATTTTCTGTTTTCTTTTCTTGCCTCACATGTTTCATCTTCATTGGATCAATATATCTTATTTCCTGAATACCTGCTTCTGGATTTTTTTGATCAATGACCTTTAAATAAAATAATCTACCGTCAATATACCAATTTCTAAAAATTTCATGGCACTTTTTATCAAAGTCCATGATTTCTTTAATATATTTAAACTCCGCTCTTATTACTTCTTTTAAACGATCACTTGCATTTAAATTTGATAACTCAATTTCTACTGGAGAATCGTAAAGATCACTTACAATTGCTTCATTTACAATACTTTCAATAGCGTTGTCACATTCGGGGTGAAGAGCCATCTCACGATAGCGACGAATTAAATCATACTCAGTTCTATAAACACCCTCAATATCTACATATTGACCGTAAAAACCCGACTGAATAAAATAGTCAACCCCGTCCTCATTGTTAGGAGGAACGGGGGAAGAAATAGATTTGGGTTTTTTTACATTATCCTCAATCGAAAAACCAAAGAGTTTCGCCATTTTATAAATTTAAACTACTTGTGTATATTATTTAGTTAATATCTTGACCGCCAGCAACAGGAGAATTACCTTTAATTGCTTCCCACCAAAGAACTTGCATTTCTACAGTAAATTCTTCAACGTTATTTCCAGTAGCATAATCAAGAGTGATTGCTCCAACCGAAGTTGGGAAAACATCGTAGAAATGATACGATCTTAAGGTAGAACCGTCACGATCAAGTTGATAAACAAAAGCATCTGCAGTATAGGATGTAGGATCTGTTACACCTGTATTATCAGAAACTCTATTGATTTTGTTCATCCAGTTCTCAAATGCAGAACGAATTGCAAAATCAGTGTCATTTAAAATTGTTACTGTCCAACTTTCAAATGATCTATCTCCTGCAACCTTTAAAGTTCTTCCTCTAAATGGAACATCAATAAATGCAATGTTTGATGCTGGAAGATTTGCACCTTTAACTAAAAATCTTGCTTTATCAAGAACATTAGCGTCTGCTGGAGCAATATCTGGGAATGAAAGCACAACCTCAAATAAATTGGGGCGGGCGCCACCACCAGTTAACTTACTTTTGAAGTCAGTAATCTTTCTTAGTGGAGGTGGATTAAATTGAGTTCTAGTTGCCATAGTTTTTTAAACCTCTAAATTAAAAGTTTCCGATTACTTCTTCAAAATCAACACCAGTTTTGGTGGCAATAAAGTTCAATCCAATAAAGTTAATCGATCTTGCTGGTTTTACATAAATATCAGCAACAAATTCATTATTGTCGATAACTGATGCTGTATTATTTGTTTCATCACAAATTACAACATAATCAAAGATACCTCTCTTTGCCTGAACATCACGAAGGAAAGGTTCGATAATATTTACAAAATTTGTTCGCGTGATTTCATCGTTAAATTCAAAAAGTTGATCTTTTGCTGCAGCAGAAATTGCTTCTTCAAGATATAAGAATAAACGACGAACGTTAATTCTATTAAATGCTGAAGATTTTGCAAAACCAGTTTTGTCACCGAAGAGAATAATTCCAGATCCTGGTGAAAAGATTACTGGATTAATTCTGCTACTATACAAACGATCTCTTTGTGTTTTTGATGGATTGTATGCAAGTTTAACTGCGTTTAAGATCGTTCCTCTAGCAGTTCCTGCTGGGGAATACCATGGGAAAACATTAATGTCAGTTCTGGCACAAAGTCCAGCAATATCTCCATTTAGAGGAACATACTTAAAGGTGTCTGAGAATCTGTCATACATGTATTTGTATCCAGAATCAAATACTGCATAAGATGATGATGCTACGGAGGCATAGAAACTTATAACATTTGCCGTAATATCTTCTGCCGAATTAATATTTACAGCAGTCTGAGAAGAAGTATCTGTAAGTGCAGATGCTCTATATGGAGAAATAAATGCTATAGCATCTTTTCTTAGTTCAGCAACACGAATCAGATGATTTGCCAGTTCTCTTGCAGTATCGATAGGATGATTAGCAGATCCCATTAGTAAGAAATCAATCTGATAATCATCTTTGTTTTCAAATAAACTATATCCAGATTTCAATCCTGAAAGAGTTGCTGTTAAAGCACCACTTGTCGTGATTCCTGATTGTCCGTTATAGTTTGCTCCACCGCCTAAAGTATAAGTTTTGGAACCTGTGGCACCAAAAACAATACCATCTACATTTTGATCCCAAGTATTATCAGTTGTTAAATCAAATTGACCAGCATCAAATCCAGTTGTTGTTAATCCGGAAGGTCCTCCACCTCCGAAGATATAATTAGAATTGTTTACAAGATATTTTCTCCAGTATGCAGGAGATCCAACCGAAAATTCTGCATCAGATCCTTTAGAAAGACCAACATGCTTTTCAAGGATTGATCCAGCGTTTCCTGTAACAGTTCCAAGATCATCGATTACAACGACATGAAGTTCATCAAATCTTGATCCTCTTGCAGCAGCATATGCAGATGTATTTGGTCTTTCTGCAAGAGAGTTCCAAGCAATAGTTGTATTATTTGATAATGAAATTGATTGTTCATCATACCAATCTGTTTCTGAAGTATATGAAGTTGATCCATATGAAACCGATTGACTGTTTGTATGAATTGCTACGTTACCAGTTTCTGTAAAACAATATACACCATTATATTGATAATCTACCGCAGTTTCAGTTCCAGCAGAAGAAACTCTACTTAAAACTTTAACTCCAATTTTGTTTGCTCCAATTTCGGTGACTACACCTTTTAAGTAATATCCATCAAGTGATAAAGAAGTTCCACTTGTCGAATCAACTTTTCCACCTAAAGATTGAGTAATACCGTAACCAACTTCAATAGCGACTGCATTTGTTACTGTAGAACCAAAATCAAAAGTTGTTGTTACAGGTGCTGCCGATAGTGAAGAACTAGAGATTGTAATTACTCCTTCTCCAATTGCAGTAACAGTTGTTCCAGAAGCAACGACTCCAGAAACATCACATACAATTTCTTGTCCTAAAGAAATTGAAGCTGTGGAAATTGCAACTGTATTTGCACTTCCAACAATTGTTCCACTAACATTTGAAAGAGTAGCACTAAATGAAGTCGATGATGATGTGCTAATACCACTTAAAATTTGATCTACTTTTGAATCAATAATTGCCACTTTAAGACCATTTGCCCAAGAACCTGGATTTCTTGCAGCAACTACAATTCCAGGAATGACATTATCAGCATAACCAAGTTGATTGTAATGCTCTTCACTTTTAATTTTGATGCTAGTTGCAATTCCAACATTTGAAATAGCAGCATTTCTTAAATCAGTATCATCAGATCTGACAACTCTTAAATTACCACCATATGCCAAATATGATGATGCAGTTAACCAAGTCTCATATTGTTTATCTAAACTATAGGATTGTCCAAATACTTTCAGTAAATCATTTTCATTTTCTATTAGTGTTGGTTCTTCTACAGGTCCTTGTGCAAAAGCTCCAACAATTGCACCAGTGATATTTGCAGATGGTCCAACTGCACCAATGGTTAAATCAATTTCCTTTACTACAATTCCAGGAGATGCTAAATTTAGCGGCATCTTTATTCTCCGTGCTATCCAGAATTAATCTAGAAATATTTATGAAAATGGTTATTTTAATTGGGAAAACAATGCATGAACAATATTACCAGTCAGGATATTCCCATTGAACTTGTAAAGATTTTTTCTTCCTAGATTCTTGAACTCTTTGTATTGTGCAATCTTTACACTCATACGAATATGATGATGATAAAATATTATTTTTACGAATTCTATAAAAATTATCTATTAAATTTTTTCTTTTTTGGCAAGATCTGCATTTTCTTTCCGATAAAAATAGATGTTCTAGTTCAAACTGATCATCTAAATTCATTTACCTATACTCCCACATGTATGAGCGATCTCCATATTCGTCAACATTCCATACATCCAAAGGATTGTTTTCATTTTTTGTTCCGGCATATATCCAACGATCTCCTGTTTCCTCATCAATTGTAACAGAAAAATCGTCTAATCCATCTGAAATAAATCCAAAAGGAGACATATCTTGTTCAATTTGATTTTTTTGCTCTTCATAAATTCTTTTGCGAACGTCATTGTCCGTCATTTCTTTAAAATAATCTTGAGCGACTAACCAGGAGAAAATTACCAAACACATCGCCAAGTCGTCATTGCAACCTTCTTCTGCTTCAAATGAATTATGTTTCTGTGCAAAAGTTGTAAGTTCTGAAATGATATCGTAATCAACAGTAAGTAACTTATCATCCTCTAATAAAGTCTTTAAGTTAGAACAACCAAGTTTTTTAACAGCAGCGGTCATTCTTACACCAAGTTGAGACTTTTTACCACTAAACCCAGATCCAACAATTTGACCAGCACGACCTCTCATCGCACACATTAAGACATTATCATATTCCAAATCGAAGTGAAGAATATTAGATACTTGGTCTCCAATATCATTAACTTCAACTAATAACCAGGCATCATTGTATCCTTTTGCTACTTCATGAATGATACTTGGAAACAGCATAGGTTTGATCTCATTATTCCTATACCAGAACCTATTTTAAAACAAATGGGTTGGAAAGAAGGAGACGAGATTAGCATAGATTTTGATCAGGAAGGTAAATTATTCTTAAAGAAACAATAATATGGATGATAGTATTAAGATTGATATGGATGCGTTAGGTAAACTATTAGCTGAGTTAGATAAGACTCCAGTACAGTCCGATTTATTTTACGATAATAACTTATTAGCAACTCAAAGCAGCGCAGCAACTATATCTACAGCAGCCGCAGGCAATACTTGGCCCTACCCTAATTCAAGCAGTGGTTCTTACACTTGGGCTACAAATAGTACAGGTGGTTATAATCTAGGTAGTATAAGCCCTTCACTAAACCTAAATGATACTTGGCATAATGATGCTAAACTCAAAGTACAAGGTGATGCTGAGTTTGAAGGTGATGTAAAGATCAAGGGCAAAAGTATTGCTGAAACATTAGACAAGATTGAAGCACGGTTAGCAATACTACATCCTAATGAAAAATTAGAAACTAAATGGGAAGAACTCAAAGCATTAGGTGATAAGTATCGTGAACTTGAAAAAGAGATCATTGAAAAAGAAAAGATGTGGAATATTTTGAAAAAATAATACAGGAGAGATAATAATATAATTTATGGCTAAAGAAGGCGGAATTAAAATTGAAGGCGAGGTAACAGATGTGTTACCGAATGCTATGTTCAAAGTACATCTTAAAACAGGACAAACTGTTTTAGGTTATATTTCAGGTAAAATGCGTCAAAATGAGATTAGAATTCTAGACGGTGACCGTGTAGAAATTGAAATGAGCCCTTATGATCTAAGTAAGGGAAGAATTACCCGTAGAATGTAATACTCGCTTTTATGTACTAAATACATAAATGCGAGAGATAATCACACTATTAGAGGACAAAAGCCGTCCCTCTGATATAGAAATCATACCCCTAAATTTCACTGAAAGTGAACTCAGTCCCGTATTGTCTAAAGACACACTAGATTTACACTACGAAAAACTCGCTAAGGGCTATGCTACACGCTATAATAAGCGTGAGGGCGATAAAGATTTCAACTATGCAGGGGTATTCCTGCACAATCTATTATTCACACAGTATCGTGAGGTGCGCAATAGCAACCCACCAAACGGTCCTATGATGGGATTTATCAATAAGCACTTTGGAAGTTTTGACGAAATGAAATCTGCTTTTGAAGAAGAAGCCATGAAACTACAAGGTAGCAATTGGATATATCTAGCATACGACGGTAAGATCAAGACTATCAAGAATCATGAAGTACGTGATGATATATTACTATTAGTAGACTGGTGGGAGCATTCCTGGATACTTGATTATGGTAGTGACAAGAAGAAGTATTTGAAAGAACAATGGAAGATCATAAACTGGAACGTAATCAACACACGTTGGGGCAAGAGTTTATGAGAGCGAAAGAATTCATAGTTGAATCTGCCTACGAAGAAGCATGGGAACTAATTAGTCAACCTGTGCCTGAAATACAGAAATTTGTAAAAGATTTAGGGCTTTTACAAAATAAAGAAAGTGCAGAGAAAATTTCACCACTAATAGATGCTGTTGCTGAAAAAGAAATTCCTGCATCTAGTATACCAAAATTAAAAAATCTTGCCAATAAGGGCAACGATGCACAAAC